GGCGAGGTGTGGCACGTCGCCGACGAGCAGCCCACCTGATTCACCCCTAGGGGCCTTAGCTCAGTTGGTAGAGCGCTGCCTTTGCAAGGCAGATGTCAGGAGTTCGAATCTCCTAGGCTCCACAAGCAAACCAGCAGGTCAGACCACATTCGGTCTGGCCTGTTTTGCGTTCAAGCAGCGTCCGTGCCCACATCCTGCCCACAATCGCGGGTTAAAAGCTCGTTCATCCGCACGCCCACGTCGTCCACGTCGGTCTCGTAAAGGTGGCCATACCGGTCCAACGTCAGACTCGCCGACTCATGGCCGAGCATGTTCTGTAGCGCCTTGATGTTCGCGCCGGCCGTGATCGCCAACGACGCCGCCGTGTGCCGAAGCTCGTGCAGCTTGAAGTTCGGGTAGATGCCAGCCTCACCGACCGCCTGCGACCACCACCTCCGCCGCACATTGTTGCCGCGCATGTAGCCGCCGGCCGACGACGGGAACACCAACTCATCGCCGTCACCTGGCGTCAGAAGTTCCGCGACGAAGGCCGGCACACTCACAGTCCTCGCCTTGCCGCTCTTCGTCGAACCGACTTCGAACACCCCGTTGACGAGCGTCACCGAACGGGACACCCGCAGCCGGTGATCATCGAGTGCGCAATCTTTCCAGCGGAGTTCAGCGGCCTCACCGAACCGCAGCCCGCACGCCCCGAGGACGTACACCAGGGCACGGTTCTCCCCCGCCGCATCGGCCAACTGGTGCAACTGCGTCAGCGTCAAGAATCTCTGCTCGACCGCCTTCACGTCGGGAAGCTCTACGCCGTCGACCGGATTCACCATGAGCCGGTTTTCCCGCACGGCCATCGCGAGCACCTGCCGCAGCACGCCGATCGTCTTGTGCACCGACGCGGGCGCCAACTGCGCTTTCAGATCCGTGACCCACTCGCGAACGAGCGTGCGGCTAATGTCACCGATCGCGACACCCGCGTGCCGTGCGATCGCCGTATCGAGCACCACTTGATACCGGGCACGGGTTGACGGCTCGAGCTTGTGCTTCGAGTCCAGCCATTCCTGCGCATACTCGCCCAGCTTCACCCGCCCGGCGGCTGGTGCGACGTAAGCCCCGCGGCGCTTGTCGACCTCGAGCTGGTCGGCCCACGCCTGCGCGTCCCGCTTTGTTTGAAACCCGCGCTTATCTGTCTGTCGGTGATCGGGTGTTCGGTACCTCACCCGATAAAGGGTTGTGCCGCGGGTTGTTTGGTACTTCTCAACTGTTGCCATCGTCGTCGTCCAAATCTTCCGGTGTCTGCGATTCGACTGTGTACGTGCCCCAGTTGTCACCGGCGACTCGGAGGGCTGCCTGCTGGAGCTGTTCATTGAAATCGGCCAACATCCAGACGGGCCACGCCGCCACGATGAACGCCATCCATTCCTGGTCGTCATGCAAGGGCTTCGTCGCCCCGAGCCACGTCCAAAGGTTGACGTCGTTTACGGGTTCAGACAGTCCGGTTACGTGAACCAGACTGTTTGCCTTGGGGGTGTACGGCATCAGGAGCGATATGGGGGAGACCCCCAGCGCGAGCGACAAGCACACCAAATCGTCTGGTGTGACACGCCTTTCACCAGACTCGATTCTGCGGATCCCGACCGCGTTCACCGACCAGTTCGCGACAGACAGAAGTCGGTCGGACAGCTCGGTGTAATTCAAGTTTTGGAACGTGCGGAGACGCTTGACGTTCTCGGCCACAGTTCGCGCCGTCGGCCCGATCGCGGGTTCTTTTCCAGCCACCACGACATAGTGCCATAGTTTGACAGCGCGATAACAGACCTTGACAGCAGGTCACTCCCGTGCTTTCCTATGACCACTGCCAAAGTATGGCAGGCAATTGACAGGAGATGGCAATGTCAAAGGTCGACATCGGATCGGAGGTGCTGACGCCGGAAGAACTTCCCGCGGTCGCCACCGCCAACCAAGTGGCGGAAGTCGTCCAAACAACAGTGGACGCCCTAGCGCAGGACAGGTACCGGCGACGCGGAATCCCCTACGTCAAAATCTCGGGCCGAGTCCGCTACCTACGCGCCGACGTCCTGGCATACCTGGCCGCGAACCGCTTCGGCGGCGCCGCCTGATGAACACCCCCGAAAAGCGAACGGCCCCCGTCGACCTCGGTGCGCGAACACCGAGCGGGAGCCGCTCGAACCCTAACCCGCAGATGAATTACGAGAAGGGAATCACCATCATGACACAGACCCCCGACACCAAAGACTGGCACGGCTACCACGCGGTGTGGTGCAACCTCCGGGGCGAACCCCACGACGAGCACTTCCCGTTCTGCGAATACCAGGTGGGAGGCGTCGAGGCCGTCACCGAGCCGGGCTGGTCACGATCGCAACTGTGGGTCTCGACTATCACCTCGTTCCTGCACGGCACCTACACCCCGTCGCAATCAGCGGCCGAGGAACGGAATCGAACCGGAGTCCAGCTCTCTTGCCTCGTCTACGAAGGCGGTGACGAGAACGCCGGCTGGACCGAGAAGTCGTTCAACATTCGATCCGGTGAAGCCCGAAGCCTCGCGGCACAGCTCATCGCAGCAGCCGACATCAGCGAAGGCATCAACCGGACGGTGCGCCATGACTGACCCGCTGCTCATCCCGTGCCCAATCTGCCGGGCCAACGTCGGCGAGACGTGCGAAAACATGCTCGACGGAAGCCGGTTGCCCTGGCATCCCCGACCGCACTCCTACCGGGTGCTCGTCGCCGTCGAGGACGAGATCGCACGACGGTACGAACCCGAGGGGGCCGACCGATGATCGAACAGGTCAACCACTTCCCGGTGTTCGAGTTCGTCGAGGCCCGCGTCTACGACATCGACGACTGGCCGCTGGCAGGAACACCCGCCTGGTGCCTTCTCAACGACGACGACCCCGCCAAGATCGCCGCCGTCCTCGACGCCGGCCGACACTGGGCACTCCGCCTTGACTGCGAACAGCACGTCCGAGCCGAAGCATCCCGCGCCATCTCCGGATCCGCCGACTGGGCCGCCATGTCACGCAACCTCCGGCGCGGAACGTCACGGGCCTACATCCCCCGGCGGGTGGTCGCGTGAACGCGTACACCGCCGGATACCGCCGGGCGGCCAAACATCTACTCGCCCTCGGCCTAACCCCGGCACCGTGCCGCGACGAACTGCAAGCCCTCTGGTCCAACAGCCCTGAGGACCGCGCACTCGTCCAACACATCAGCCAGAACTGGGAGACAACTGCGTGACCGACCACCAGGTCGCCGAAGGGGCCGCATCTCGGATGCGGCCCCTTTCGGGCGACATCATCACCGGCAGACACCTCGTCGTCACCCGCGGCTCGCAAGTCAAGGCCAAGCGCATGGTGTGGTGGGAAACCGGCCTCATCCTCCAGTACGCCATCAACCTGCTCGCCGCCCGAGAGGGCAAGGGCAAGTCGACCGTCGCCTCGTCGTGGGCAGCACGCGAAACCCGAGACGGCGGAACCGTCCTCTGGATCGGCACCGAGGAATCCCGCGAGCACGCCATCGTGCCGCGCCTCATCGCCAACGGCGCCGACATGGACCGCGTCATCTTCATCGACGTCCTCACCGACCTCGGCACCGGCGCGCTCGTCTTCCCCCTCGACCTCCTCGCCATCGAGGAAGTCATCCGCCAAAACGACGTGACGATGATCTTCCTCGACCCCGCCAAAGCCGTCGTGCCCGCAGGGTTCTCAGGCAATGACGACATCGCCGTCCGCCAGTACCTCGAGCCCATTGCCGCCCTGGCCGACCGGTGCAAGGTCACCATCGTCGGCCTCGCCCACTTCGGCAAGCGGGTTGGCGCCGACTCCGGCCAACTGATGCTCGGGTCGGTCGCATGGAGTCAGGTCGCACGCTGCGTCCTGTCCATCGCCGAGGACCCAGACGCCGGCACGCGCGTGCTGACCAACACCAAGGCCAACTACGCCGGCACTGACCGCAGCGTCGAGTTCCGCATTGTCAGCACGACCATCACCACCGAAGACGGCCCCACCGAGATCGGCTCGGTCGAATGGCTCGGCGACACCACCCTCGACGCTCGGGACCTACTTGCCGGCGACGGCGACGACGACCCTAGTGAGCGGACCGCGGCCGAGCACTGGCTGGAGGACTACCTCACCGCCAACGGAGCAACCCCCTCAAAGGTGATCAAAGCCGACGCCCGGAAAGAGGGAATCAGCGAAGCCACCCTCAAGCGCGCGAAGAAGAAGATCGGCGTAGTCGACCGCTCCGAGGGCTTCCCCAGGACCTCGATCTGGGACCTCCCCAGTCGGCTCACCGCCAGTCAGCTCACGGTGTCGCATGAGCTGACTGAGCCAACTGAGCCAACTGGACCCGACCTGCACAAACAGGATGAGCCAACTGGGCAGGAATCACAGTTGGCTCACGCCCACGCGTGTGAGCCAACTGTGCCAACTCCCGCCACGATGCCTACTAAGGCCCCCGGCCCCAGGCCACGACCGCAGCGCCAACACCGACGCACCATCCGCGGCAAGGACGTGAACAGCTACCCCACCTGCATGGTCTGCACCAAACCAGTCATAGCCGGACAAGGCGACACCCACTTCTCATGTAGCAAACAGGAAGCCGCGTCATGAAACACCGCGTGATCTTCCCCGACCCCGACTACTGGACCCATCGAAAGGACACCACCGTGACCACACCCGAGCCGCCCGCCTACTACGACCTCAACCTCCCGGTCGACACCATCACCTACCCGCTCAACTCGGTCAACATCGCCGTGTCCCTCGTCGGCGACCACCTCGTCGGACAGCTCATCTGCCGCACCGACGACGGCGCACACCAGTTCCTCATGGGCGGCGAAACCTTCGGCTCACTACTCGACCAAGCCGTCCGCTTCGCCAAGATGCACGACAACCCCGAAGCCCTCGCCGCCACCATCAACACCCTCCGCAACAAAGGGGGATTGGAGTGACCCTTCGCCCCTGCCTCGACTGCGGTGAGCCCACCGACGGGCCACGCTGCGACGAGCACACCGTCGACACCAAGGCACCCGCCAGTGCCCGCGGCTACGACCACCAGTGGACGCTGCTGTCCCGCCGAGCACGCCGGCTTCAACCCTTCTGCTCCGGCTGTGGCTCAACGGAGGATCTGCAAGCAGACCACCTACCGATCGCGTGGGAACGCAAGGCTGCTGGGAAGCCCGTCAGGCTGAGTGACATCCAAGTCCTCTGTGGACCTTGCAACCGGGATGCTGGTGCCGCACGCGGGCACACAGCCACCAGGGGAGAGGGACCTAGCGGCACCCAGCCAGACCCACTGGTGAGGCCGAGTTTGAGTCACTCACCGCGAGGTGCGGCGTGAGGTCACTTATCGGCAATCTTTCGGGCTATGTCCTGGAGGTGCCATTGCATCGACTTGTCGGTGTTGGCTTCGAGTTTGACCAGCAAGTTGCCTGCAAGGCTGATGAGCCCCTTCATCAGATCGACTTCGCCCCCCTCGCGGACGTACTCGAGGACTCGTTCGATGGAGAAGTCTGTGCTGTCGGGATTGTCGGTCGCCCACGCAGTCATCACGTCGATGGCCTTGCGAAGGTTGTCGTACTGCTCAGTCATACCGGGAGCCTTTCATGAAGGCGGGGCCGAAGGGGACCGTTAAAGCCGCTCCTCTCGACTTCGCCGGCCTCCCTACGTGTCGTGCGGCGCGTCGATTGGCGTTCATTGAGCAGTACCTCAAGGTGCCGAAGGGTGTGGGCGCCAAGGCCCCCGTTCATCTCCGTGGCTTCCAGATCGAGATCGTCGAGACGGTGTTTGCACCGGGCATCCGCACGGGTCTGGTGTCGCTACCTCGAGCCAACGGGAAGACGGCGCTCGCGGCGATGCTGGCCGTCGCGGAACTCTTCGTGGGAGATGCCTCGGCGGAGGTGTTGGTCGTCGCGTCGGATCAGCGGCAGGCGAACATCACGCTGCGGATGGCGAAGCGGATGATCGAGCTGACTCCGGAGCTGGCCGAGCGCGCCCAGGTGTATGCGGATCGGATCGTGGTCCCGCACAACGACTCGGTGCTGCTGCCGTTGCCTGCCGAACCGGGCGCGCTGCACGGGTTCGACCCGACGCTGCTGATCGTCGACGAGCTGCACGTGGTGACCGAGGCCGTGTGGGAGGCCGTGACATCGGTGTCGGGTAAGCGGCCGGAGTCACTGACGTTGGCGATCTCGACGCCGTCGTCGTCGCCGGATTGCGTGATGTGGCGTCTCGTCGAGCACGGCCGGCTAGGTGACGATCCAGCGTTCGCGCTCAAGGAGTTCTCCGCGCCTGGGGGCTGCGCGACAAATGACAAAGCCGCTTGGCGTATTGGCAACCCCGCGTTGGCGTGTAAGGACCCGTTCCTCGCCGAAGACGGTATGGAAGCGGCTCGTCGGACGCTGCGGGAACCAGTGTTTCGTCAGCTCCGGCTGGGCCAGTGGGTGACCGGTGTCGAGGCGTGGCTGCCGTTCGGGGCGTGGGATGACTGCGCCGTCGAGCGCACCGCTCAACCTCGCGAGCGTGTCGTCCTGGCGTTCGACGGATCTGCTTCGGGCGACTCCACGGCACTTGTGGGCTGCACCCTCGACGGCCACCTGTGGGTCGAGGGATTGTGGGAAAACCCCGGCGATCTGCGCTGGCGTGTCCCCCGTGAGGACGTCACCCGCGCAGTCGATGTCGCGTTCACCAAGTACGACGTCGTCGAGCTTGCGTGCGACCCGTGGGGTTGGCGCTCAGAGATCGAGGACTGGGCCAAGCGGCACGGTGAGCGGCGAGTCTTGGAGTGGAACACCGCTCACGGGCAGCGGATGGCGCCGGCCACCGACCGCCTGTATCAGGCCGTCGTCACCAACACGGTGACCCACGACGGGGACAAGCGGATGGCCGCGCACATTGCGCACTGCACCGCCAAGAGCACCCCCATGGGGGACCTCGTAGCGAAGGACAAACGCGGGTCTCCCCGCAAGATCGACGCCGCCGTGGCCGCCATCGTGGCCTATGACCGTGCGGCGTGGCACCAACAACGAAACCGTAAGCGAGTAAGGAGTTTTGCTTCATGACACAAGATGAACTGCTGTTGCAGATGATGCAGCGGCTTGACGCCCCGTCGGCGCGCTATAGCGAGCTGGATCTGTACTACACCGGCACGCAACCGCTAGCGTTCCTGTCGCCGGAGGCCAAGACGGCGCTCGGGCAGAGGTTCGGCGTGATGGCCTCGAACATCCCCAGGCTGGCCGTCACCGCCTTGGCGGAGCGGCTACGCATCACCGGCTTCTCCGGCGACGCCCAGTTGTGGACGGACTGGATCCGCAACGACCTCGACCAACTCAGCGGCGTGGCGCATCGTGAGGCGCTGCTACTGGGCGACTCGTTCGTCATCGTGTGGGCTGACGCGTTCGGCCGGCCAAAGGTCACCGTCGAGTCGGCGAAACAGGTGGCCGTGGCGACCGATCCGGGTACCCGGAAGATCACGGCCGCGGTGAAGCGTTGGGAGACCGACAAGACCACTGAGGCCGTGCTGTATCTCCCGGATCGCATCGTGCGGCTGCGGGCCAACCAGACCGGCGCGACCACGGTCGGTTTCAACACTGTGGAGGAGCTGGCGAACCCGCTAGGCGTCGTTCCTGTTGTGGCGCTGCACAACACCGACCGAATCCTCGGCGACTACGGAAGCTCTGAGATCGACGACCTCCGGCCGCTGGTCGACGCGCTGAACAAGTCGCTGGCCGACATGATGGTCACCTCCGAGTTCGTCGGCCGGCCCCGGCGCTGGGCAACTGGCATCGAACTGACCGAGGAACCGGTCCTCGACGCAGACGGCGCACCGGTACTCGATCCCAGCACCGCGCAACCCGTCGTGACGGAGGTCAACCCGATCCCCGAGGGACACCGGGCGATGATCTCCGAGAACGATCAGGCGAAGTTCGGACAGCTCGCCTCGGCTGACCTGTCGGGCTACGAGGCGTCGGTGCGGGTCATCCTCGGGCAGATCATGGCCGTGTCGACACTGCCGGCGCACTACGTCGGAGTATTCACCGACAACCCCGCGTCCGCTGACGCGCTCCGCGCTGCCGAGGCGTCACTGACTGCACGGGCAGAGGCCCGTCAGGCGACGTTCGGTCGGTCCTGGGAACAGGTCGCACGGCTGATGATCGCGGTGCGGGATGGCCGTGATCCGAACATGATCGACGACATTCGCGTGCACTGGGCTGACGCCGCCACACGGTCCGTCGCCCAGGAGGCGGACGCCGTCGTGAAGCTGTACAGCGCCGGCCTACTTCCGGCGTCCTACGCGCTAGGCAAGCTCGGCTACTCCGACGACGAGATCGCCGAAATCCGTTCCGCACGAACACTTGACGCTGCATAACCAACGAAAGGAAACACAATGTCAGAAGAAGCCAATGTCGACGAAACCGAGACCGAGGCACCCGTCGAGGAGATCGACGCCCTCGAGGTCGAGACTGAGCCGGAAACCGTTGAGGAGGAGGGTGATACGTTCCCCCGCTCCTACGTCGAGAAGCTACGCCGGGAATCGGCCGGCTACCGCGACCGCGCACAGAAAGGCGACACCTACGCCCAGCTGCTGCACAACGAGATGGTTCGGGCGACTGGCCGGCTGGCGGACCCGACCGATCTGGCGTTCGACGAGGCGCACCTCGACGACCCCGACGCACTGGCCGCTGCGGTAGACGAGCTGCTAGCGCGGAAGCCACACCTGGCGTCCCGTCGGCCAATGGGCGATATCGGGCAGGGTGCGTCGGCGTCCGCGGGTACCGTCGACCTCGCCGCCATTCTGCGCGGCCGAGCCGGATAAACCAGGAGGGGACCGCGATGGACGCATACGAGTGGGGAGCGGCCGAGGTGTCGTACCCAGACTGGAAGGGCACCGCCGAGATTGACGAGAAATACACCGGTGACGACTCTATTTACACCCTGACGGGCGTGGACCAGGACGAGTGGAGCATCATCGGTCTCGAATTCGGTGGCGGCGAGCGCGGGTTCAGCGCCCCAGAGATCGTCGTCGTTCCTAAAGGCACTGACCTCGACTCAGATCGCATAGAGGCGAGATTAATTCGACTTCATGAGGTCGAGATGTTCGACGTCTTGTCCGTGTTGATGAATGTCATGAGCATGAAGTTTCGGACACGGCGAACAGAGTCGGCAACCATAGTCATAACGAGCCACGGCGACATCCCGCCGCAGAGGTGACATAGGTTATTCTGATGGGGTCGGTCCTGGTGGCCGGCCCCTTCTCCGTCCTGACGACGTGGGTACCAATCCACTCAAATCGTTAGGACATTTCCATGGCTGTGTCCACCACCTCGGCAACCGAACTCACCGCCGAACAGGTAATCAAGATCCTCGTCAAGCCGCTTGAGGAAACCGCGAAGTTCCTCGCCGCCGGCCCCCGGATCTTCGACACCGCATCCCCGATCCGCATCCCCAAGCTGGGCGGCCCCACCGTCGTTTCCTGGGTCGGTGAGAACGAACAGATCCCCGAGGCCAACCCCGACTTCGACGAGATCGAGCTGCTGCCCTCGACGATGAAGTCACTCAAGACGCTGACCCGGTACTCCAACGAGCTGGCCCGCCAGTCCGTCGTGGCGCTGGACGCCGCGCTGAAGGACCGCCTCGTCACCGACGTCGCCGCCAAGCTCGACTCGCAGATGTTCTCCGCCTCTGGTGACGGCACCACCACTCCTCAGGGCTTGTTCGCCTGGGCCGGTACACAGACCCTCGCGGTCGGTGGTGCACTTACCCTCGACCACCTTCACGACGCCGAGGCCCTGGCGCTGGGCGCCAACGTCGACCCGACGTCGATGCGTTGGGTCATGACGTCGCGCGAGCTGATCAAGCTCCGCAAGATCAAGGATGCGGACGGCCGGTACATCGTGCAGTCCGACGTCACCGCAGCCGGCGGCTACACCCTGCTTGGGCACAACGTCATCGTGAGCAACCGCGTCCCCGACACCACTGGCGGCACCCCCACCGGCCGCGCCGCCCTCGTCGACTTCAGCAAGGTCGCCGTCGCCCGCGACCTCGCACCCTCGGTGAAGATCCTCGATCAGACCTACGGTGACTTCGATCAGATGGCGCTGCGCGTGGTGTGCCGCTACGACGCCAAGCCGCTGAACCCCGAGGCCGTCGTGAAGCTGACTGGCATCACGATCTGATGCCCGAGGTCTACCCCTCAGACGTCGCCGCCCTTGTCACTGAGGGCGGCGACCCCACCGATGCAGCGGCGAACATCATCCCGCTCGTCACGGCGATGGCACGGGCGTACACCCGCGGGCGCGGGTTCGACGATGAAGGCCGGCCAAACACCGAACTTGCCGCGGTCATCACGACGGCGTCTCTTCGGTTCCTCGCCAACCCCAAGCAGTCCAGCGAGTCGGAGGCCGTAGGCCCGTTCACCCGCGACCGCCGATCACGCGGATTCGAGGGCTGGACACTGGCCGAGCAATTCGTGCTCAACCGGCACCGCAAGCGGGCCATGTGAGACCAACCGGGCTGGCGTCAAACCCCGCTTTTTTGATGCACTCCTTTCGAGGGGCAAGGGCCGTCATGAAGGGTCGAAAGACTCAGCGACTCCTGCGCCAGCCCGGTTTCTCCACAGTGACGGAAGGTTCGCCCCACGGAGAGGGAGGGGCGAACCGACCTAGTGGTAAGACGTAGCGGGCGCCGGATCGGTTCCACCCGCCCACGCGGTGCCCACAATTTGCCCACAGTCACACTTACGCTGTGTTATCTCCGGTGACCCTTTTGTGCAGATCACGCGATGTGAAAGCCCTTGAACTGGACTATGATTCGCCTTTGCAAGGCAGATGTCAGGAGTTCGAATCTCCTAGGCTCCACAATCTCTTTCGAAGTCAACGCACCCGCCCGTCAGGGTCTGGGCGTGACGTCCACACTCGGCGGCAACGGCGACGGCTCCGG